AGTCAAGCACGTTTACGACATACTCAGAGTAGTCCTTGCTGGACATGTCGTATGACTTCCTGTAGTCAAACTTGTTGTTGGTCCCCTTCCTGACTGCGACCTTCATGATCTCCCTGAGCATATCGTCAGTGAGGTCGTTCCCTGCAAGCCTTTTGAGCTCGTGAACGGGGATTTGTTTTATGCTCCCAGCGTAGGTAAGGTCAGTAAAGTTCGGGTCTTCGGTCCTGCTGTGTATGAACATAGCGGGGTCGATGTATTCGGTCTTGATCCCGTAGTTCGGGTCGTTGCTCCTCCTGACCACCGCCATCCCTACAGAAGCCAAGTCGTTCACACACCTGCGGAAAACATCCTCATTGAAGGAGTTCCAAGACAGGGTCATGTTCGTTCCAATCTGGGCGGCTATCTCTGCGTCAGTCTTCAGGTTGCTGTCCAGAAAAATCTCTGCCTCCTCCAAAGTCTCGGGGAGTTTATCTGGATCTTTGTCCAAGACCAATCCCCCCGTGACTTCTTTCAGCTCCTTGAGTTGATCTCTTAGCTGAACTTGGTTCTTCAACCTTCTTTTCTCTTTGTCTTTTTCAGATGAAGAGAGAGGATCTACTGCCTCAAGGTTCGGGTATGGCTTTTTGGATAGGATTTTGTTGACTACAATTCTGACAAACTTCGGGAGGATCGGGACTGGGGTAAAGTCCATATTGATCAAGCTCCCCTCCCCCTTGTTCGGGTCCAAAGAGGTAAGCAGTTGTTTGTATATGGTGGTGTCTTGGGTTCCGTTGGCGTACTTTCTGTTACGCTCGAAGACTTCATTTCTACTTCCGTAGAGCCCGTTAGTGTCGTTCAGTTTACCCCACTGAGACTCAATGGCTTTGGCGTATTGCAGACCATACTTTACATCAAGCTTTTCTATATGCGACGCGAGTGGGTCTGGAAAGCCTGATGATTTTTTTGATCCACTGTTATACATTACTTCACTTTATAACCAACAAATATACGAATCATCCCCTGACCTTATAAGTCCTGAAAAACTTGAGCTCTTCAAAGTTCGACTTCTTCTTTTTAGGCTTGATTTTTTGTGCCGCCAGTAGGGCAAGGCCAGAACTAATTGTGAGGTCGAACTTGGTTCTGTCGTTGATTTTAAATCCAATCCAATCCTCGAGGGTTCTGTCAAAATACATCCTCCCCATCGCACCAGTCTCCCTGTTGTTTCCAACGTGATCGTGGATGTATGCCTCGATGGCATGGGCGTGAGCCTGTATTACGTCTTGCGAGTTGGATGGGATGCCTTTTGTCTTCACGCTGACCTTGGCACTGGACGAAGCCAAGTGTGCTGGTCTGTCCATCAAATAGCCATCGTAACCTCTTGATTCAAAGTATCTTGCGATGCCGTACTTGTTGTTTTCGATTAACAGCGGATACCCGTAAAACACAGCCGCCATCAAGACATCTTCATAGAAGATTTTCGCCAAAGGGGGTCGGGCGGCATACTCCAGAACAAACATGTTGGAGGGGTGCTCCATATGGAACTTGTTGTACAGATGCAAGGCCCCCTTGGATCCCCTTCCGTCTACGGTAGAATCTAGGTCATAGGAGTCCACGCCACCCACCCCAAGCTCTGTATGTGGGGGGACCATCTTGTTTCTGACCAGATGCTTTTTACTGCGCATCTCTGGGGGAGGCATCCAAGAAACCCTGAACCTTCCGTTGGGGTCGGGGGAGAAAACAACCTCCGTATCCTTCTCCCCATTCTTCCACTGGAACTTACCACGGACGACAGGGTTTGGGAACAGCTCCTCGTTGTACTGTATCTGCTCGTATATCTGTCCGATGTTGAACAGGCTCCCATCTATACTGTCACGGAAAGCCTCCTCTTCGCTGAAGGGGAACTGCCTTGTCACCTCATTGAGCTCCGAGGGGTTCGATATCAGAGCCTCTCTCTCGTTTTTCAGATACGACTTGCTCCCGATCTCTACCAGCTCATAATCGATTCCATCCACTGGGGTCTCTGGGTCATCGAGTATCGCATTCCCATACTTATCGAAAAACCCTTCTAGGGCTTCGTATGCTGGGATGAACAGCCTGTACAATCCAGATCGAGTCCTCCCATTTTTGTTCCTCTCCAACGGGTTGGAGTCCATCCAAAGGTCCTTGTATTCCTTCCCCCCTTTGTCCATCGGGTTGACCGTACTCCCCACCATGGCCTTCCCGACAATCTTCCGTCCCACAATCAGGCAAGTCCTTTGAATCCTCCAAGCATCTTTTATGTTGGTCGGCTTCTCCCACTTCCCCGCCTCATCGAGATACAGCCTGTGTACCTTCTCTCCGTCGTAGGCGTTATTGGTGGTGTTCTTCCAATTGATGAGGGTGTTGAGTGCTTCCCCGACTTTAGAGATTTTGTTGTTCTTGGTGATCCTCTTCGATGGTTCCCTGAAGGCCAGCTCGACCCTTGGGTTTGTTGTTCCATCCTGTATCGGTTTGAAGAAAAACGGGTAGTTCCTGAACATGGTCACCACCTTCTTCATGAAGATGTTCTCCTGAGCGTCTTTACCCGTCTTACTCTGGATGCCTAAGAGTTTATCCTTTACTTGAGTTGCCTCGTCCAAAAGCACTGAGGAACAGATGTTTGTGTATCCCGACCTCCTGCACTTTGTGTACAACTGACCTATGCACCTTGGGTCTGCTTCGCATGCAGCCAGATGCAAGAATATGTCCCTCTGGAACGACAAGTAGCTCGGGTAGCCTACGTCGAACTTGGTCCATTGCAAGGTCATGTAGTGCCGTCCTGTTATGTAGGTCGGCTCCCCGTTGTTGTAGAACCAAAAACCCTCTCGTCGTCGGCGGAACTCCTCTTCGATGTATGGACTGAATCTATCCCTGAACTCTCTCGGGGTCTCCGACCACTCGTCCATAGATTTAATTCTCTTCAGCTCCTCAGGGATTGACACCCGATCCCACATCTGCAACTCTTTCTTTTTGTCCCAACCATATATCTCCTCTTTCTTGGGCTGGGCTGGGAGGCATATGATGAGGTTCCCGAGCTCTACTATCTCACCTTCGGATCCCGCAGGACAGATTTTGATTGCTGGATCGTCATACCCTTCTATGTCCTTGAATACGCTCACCTGAATAGCTGTACGGTCCCCTTGATGTCTATGCTCTTCCCAGAGCTAGATCGAGCCTGCAAGACCCACACATAGATTCCATCGGCGGCATAGTGACTCCCCCCCATAACGCTCCCATCCCAACTCTGGGTAGAGTCATTGGTTTGAAAGACCATCCCTCCCCACCTGTTGTAGACGCTCAGTTTCCAGCTATTCCAGCACATGGGGCCGAAGTGCTGAGCATAGAACACATCGTTCAGTCCGTCGTTGTTCGGGGTAAAAACATTCGGGACAAACACGCTCACCTCATCACACCCGTCGAACTCTGGGTTCTCTTCACAAGGGTCTCCCGTGACGCAGTTTATGAAGATCTCCTGTACTATGTACTCATTTACGGTATCGAGCTGAAATATGTAGGTGGTGTCATATAGAAGTTCGGGGACGTATACAGTATCGGATAGATATACATAGGCTGTATCGTATACATACTGATCCACATAGGTTGTGTCGTATACATACTGATCCACATATACGGTGTCAAGTACATACTCGGTTTGATAAATGGTGTCCGAAATGTACACCTCAACTGTATCTGTGGTATAGTACCATACATCGATCACCAGCGTATCGGTGAGAACCACTGTATCGGTAAAGTAATACTCTATGGTATCAGGCGGAAGTGTCTGATACACAGTATCATAAACAACTTCAGGGACGCACTCCCCGCACGGACCTATGACCCATCTATTCTCATCTTCTTGATCTGGGTATGATGGAGCACTCCCCCCTTGTGTCCCGTCCCCGTTGGCTCCTGTGGTAGCCCACCCACCATCAGCATAATACCATGTACTGCTCCAGTTGATCTGCCATATCACTACCTCTACTGAGTGACCTAGAGAGATCCAATAGTCTATGTACTGCTCTGCACAACACCCCATAGAGACGTCATCGAACCCCCCGTCAAAGCAGTCGCTCTCATAAGGGTTGTACATGGGGAGCTGAACCGTATCCCCTGTAACCATAGGCATATAGTCCGACCCATAGTTGTTCCCGTAAGTGCTGGCAGAAAACTGCCACGTCCATCCAGCATGGTTTTGCGACTCCGCCATCTCACACACGGAGTTGGGGACATCCCACTGCACATCCATAGACTCACAGTTTTCATCTAAGGCATGGTAGCCGAGCATGATCATGTCTATCTGTCCAGCCGCACACCCTTCAGAGTTTTCGACATAGACAGTCACGACCCCATTGACGTGATCTACTTCAAGTATATCTACATCACACTGGGCATAAGTAGCACATTGTGAGATAGTTAGCAGTATCAAAAACAGTTTTTTCATGATGCAAAAGTAAAGGTCACCTCCCCTGTCCTCGGTACGTTTTTTTGTACAGCTTAGAGTTTTTGTTTTTCGACTGCTTGGTCTTAGCGTGTATACCCTTTCTGTTTACGCTCTTAGATTGATAAGTGGATTCTGTTTTTCTTGGCATGATTTCATGTTTTCGTCCGCGAGGTGGGACTTGAACCCACATGTGTTTCTT